TGGTAAGGAATTTTGACTTCGTCGCTCTTATCATGCCACCGGAATGCACCACGTCGGCACCAGGTCGCGACGTCCACACAATTACTCTATTCCCTTCCACACGATACGTGATCGATGCCACAAGGTGCCCGGCATCCATGAGGGGTTTTGCGGATCCCTTGATCGCTCTCGTGAGAGGAGCGTTGGGTTCCCAATCTCCATCTCGGATGTTCTTCTGTACAAGCGAGACTGCACGTGTGCCGAGGCCGGAAAGTAGGTCTGGATCCTGGAGCCTCGAGGCCATCGCTTGGAAGGTCCCATTAGAATATAAACCACTCAATCTGGGTACCTCTTACGCACAGGGACAGAAACCCTGCCAACGGGAGCGCCTGAAGCGCCTGAGTCCGCCGGTCTAAAATCGGCGCCAAATAGGGCAACCGCCATCTCTTCTATAGAAGTACGGCGCTCGCGTGCCTTGCCCGATTGTCCTGTGGCAAGCGCAAGCTCGTACACGGCGCGGCCTGTCACGATATCGGAGATAGCCACTGCATCATCAGGCAAATAGTCTTCAAGGATAGCCCGTGTCGAGCGGAGTTTCGCCAAGAGCCACCAGGCGGCTCGATCGAGCGCCCGCTGCACCGCGGCCGTGTCTTGGGCACCCAGGTCTTCCTGCTCAAAAGCGGAAAGCGCCTGGGTGACGGATGTTACAGTAAGGCTCAAGGCCTCGAGCACCGACGCCGCGTCCTTATAAACAGACACCCTTGAAAGCGGAGAAGATGGCAGAAGAACGTCGTCATAATCGGTATACGCCATCGGTGCTACTCCTATCCTTTTAGTCTCAGGTCAGTACCTGCGCCTTGACGATCCCCTTCACGTTCACAACTGGCAGAGGCTTCGACTCTCCAATGATATTGATTCCTGATGGGTCTTTCTTTTCCTCATAGGTTGCAAAGAACGGAAGCGCCTGCTGCCCTGCCTCCATGGAATCGAGGGCCGCGTAGAGCATCTTGAACCCAGCCTGTTTGTCAACGACGAGCAAGTGCTTGGCGGGGACGATTGGCACGGATGCGCCTGTGGAGAGATTCTTGTAGGTGTTCGAGAACAGCCTGATCGTAAACCCCCCACCAATGGAAATTCCATTTGCAGACGCGTCGGCGACGGCCCTGTTGGCGGCTGCGCCCACAAGATCGCAGAGCGCGGCGTAGACATCAAAACCCGCGAGAATCTCGATATCGTTGCCATCCACGTTCTCCTTGAGCACTTCAAGGATAGCCGCGATGCCTTTGATAACTGTGGATATTTTCGCGCCTGTCGCGTCGAATTTGGTAACGACATTCGCTGACGCGTCTCCGATCGTTCCGTACTCCACTTCGTAGGGGATCGTGCCGCCACCATCGCCACGCATGTAATAGGAAATCTTCCCGGTGAGCGACTGGATGGCAAGCGCTTCCGCGGTGGCGCGGCATGCTCGGCGAAGCCTGTCGAACACATTATTGATCTCCTGCTGGATGCTGGATTCGTTCAGCATTCTGAGGTTGTTGACATCGGCACCCGTCATGAACTCAGAGGGGTTTACCGGCTGAGGTTCGATGAAGTTGATACCCCCGTCTGCCACACCTAATGGATACGACGCGGTGCCTCTACGCACAACAGGGATATTGCCCACCGGGAGCCCGAGGTCTTTGTAGCCAATTATTGGCCGTGGTACGTTCTGGCTCACCGAGAAGAGCAGGTCCATGGTTGGGGTCTTGAGGCTTGGGAGCGACGCCAATGAGTTGACGATCGCCTGAGGCGTAAAATATTTTTTAAGGTCAATATTCATCATTTCCTCCTACATTGCATAGATGCCAATCGCCTGGAGGGCGATGATGTCGGCATCGGCCGCCGCGCTGGCACCAACCTTCAGCGCTTCACGGCGCACGGTTCCGTGTTTGATGACGAGAGCTGTATCGTCCACTGCGGTATCGAGCTCTTCCAAAAGGACGCCTACCACCGCGTTGAGCGGAGCAACTCCGACAGGATCGTAGGCGACAACCTTACCGTCGGCGTTTTTAGCCAGGAGTTCTCCTTCAGGGAGTATTCCATTGTTGGCCAGGGCCGTCATCGGCACCATGATACCAGGGTGATGATTCGTAGCCACACGTGAAACCGCGGGACTTAACGATCCAAGATTCGCTTTCATGCTTTCTCCTTTCGCCTAGAATTTCCCGGCGATTTTGCTGAGGTCTAAAGGCTGTGGCTCGGTGGACTCATCTCCGAGGTCAGTTCGACCTTCTTTGATGGTCGCAGGGATTGCCTCAATGATCCTTTTTAGTACATCGAGAGGTGCCATGGATTCCTTGACGTCGCCGTCGGACAGCTTGATCATCGCTCCGTCCATGAGCGCATCAGCCAATGAAAGCACAAGATTCTGCTTCCCTTTAGGGATCTTGCCTTCCATCGCCGTCACGAGCCCCGCTTTAATGCTCGCGAGATTCGCCGACCTCGCGTCGGCAAGATCTTTCTTAAGCTGAGCGTTTTCTTCCTTCAGTTTTGCTTCTTCCACGCTTTCCTCCTTGCCGCCTGTGGCGGCCACTGTGTCCGAGAACTGCTGTAATTGTTGTATGAGCGTATCAGGGATCTTCGCGCCAGACGCGACCATCTCCATACACCAAGATGTAAGATCCGCGAGAGCTTTGAGCACATCCTCGAGCGCCCAGCCCGCACGGCCTTTATCCGCGATGCGGCGAATCGCTTCCGAAATCTGATTGTCACCCTGGGTATCCGCCGCTTCTGCCTTGTCGTGGTAGGAAACGATATTGTCGTCGCCGAGACAAAGCGTGGAATCACCAAAAATCTGCAGGTCCCTGATTTTTGGGGGGATCGCCCCCAGAAACGCGAGATGGTGAAGATATTTTTTGCCATCCTTCTTTCTGGTTTGTATTCCGACTGAAATGTCCTCGTAGAATTTCTGAGCAACAGCGTCGGCAAGCTCATCATGCATTTCGACATCTCCTAAGAGACTCTCTCCATTTTTGAGCAGCTCGACATTTTTCACATTGCCGAATTTCGGCATCCAGTCGGCGAGCTTATGCCCAAGCGTTACGGGGCATTTCCCATCGAATGTTTCGGCGCAGTCCGCAAGATCCGCTTTGGTGATGATTGTTCCATCGGACCCGAACATACCAGTGTGCACCAGTTCTCTCTTTACGGTCTTCATACCAGATATCATTGCGCTTTCTGCGGCGCTTCGCTCGAAAGTGGCGGAAAGTACTATTTTGACGAGGATTGGCATAGAGGCGTTTAAATTTTAAATTTGAACAATTTCACGTCATAGGGTGGATCGATAAAATTTAAATACTTTTTAAACACTATAGTGGGCAATTTATAGGATTGTTTGACTTATGTGAAGCAAGTTATCCGCTCAAACTTGATTTTAAAGAAGACCGCCTTCCGCTTCGATCGCCTTTATCACCTCAGGGTCCCATTCCTCAGCCTGGGGGTCGTAGGGCTTACCTTCGGAAAGGGCTCGCTCAAGACGTGCGACAAGAGCGTCGTGAGAAAGCATGGTGTCAAAGAGCGAAAAGCCGTCAGCGGGATCATCCTTAAACCGTTCATGGTATAGATCGATGAGCTTGCCAAGTTCAGATGTCATTCTTTCTTCATACATAGTAATATACTACCTCCTTCCTAGGGTGTTTTCAATCGCCCTGCACACCTTAGGTATATAGCTAGATAACTCGTTCCATAGCTTTACATCGCCAGACGCCTTCACAACAAAGAGATCCGCGAAGACCTCGGCCTCGCGCTTGCCCGGCAATTGCCAATATCGTAGAGGATGCCCCCATCGCCCCTCGATTCTGCCACGAGTGAGCCCAGAGAATAGATCGCTCGCCGCAGGAAGGTTCTCCCAGCCTTTATCAATCATGTCTTGCTTAAGCTTTTCCCCTAACTCAAGCACAGCCCCCATCTCCGTGTTAATGAGCGACTTTAGATCCTCACTAAAAGCTGCCTTGAATTCGGCACTCTTTGTAAAATTAGAGAGCGCCTCATGGTCAAGGCCATGTCCGAATTCGTGAGCGAAGACGTCTGGCCCAGAACTGCGACACATTACTATCGTCTTTGTCGAAGGGCTATAATATGACGGCCCACGCGGAGCGAGCCTATATGAAAAATCGTCTACATGGGCAGCCACAATGGCGCGGACCTCATCGGGTGCGCGCGCGAATGCTTTTTCTGCCACCGCCTTGAACTTAGCGTCCTGAATCATAGAGAAGGAGATCTCGACAGTGGGAGGTATAGGCTTCTTTACAGTCTTTCTAGATGAGGCTTTCTTTTTGGGCTGATCGCCCTTCGCGCTGATAATCTCAATGTCCCGGGGTACAATCCCGAGGCTAGAGGCAAATTCCTTGATGTCGTCCATGATTCCGTACGTTTGGGCGCGTTCTACCATTCCTGGCGTCATCTTGTAGAAACTACCCTCATCAATTGGGTTGCCTCCAAAATCTCCGGCCACTGGGGCTTGTTGAAGTGATTCTGCATCGCTAGGCTTCCATTCGGGATTTTCCTTACGGATCTGGTCTAATTCCTCAGGGTAGATACCCCGCACCGTGGATCGGCACCGAAAGTGAAGAGGCGGCCAGTTATTCTTCCAGTAGGGATGTGTGGCAGGAAGGATTGTTCCTGTGCGTGAGGCACAGATCTCTGTCTGGCGCTCATCTTCGATGCCAAAGAATTCAAGGTATTCCGGCTGTTCTCTTGCAAACTCCGCCGCCCGCCCGGCGTTGTAGGCAGTCTGCACATTCGTCCTGTAGACGATTTCCCAGTACTTGGGCGAATCACCAGATAGGCCAGCGGCATCAAGAGCGCGTGTTTCTGTCCAGAATTGGCCGACGCCCTTACCTTCCTCGATCGCCGAGGTAATCATCCGCCGCACCTGGTCGACACCGTCATGGCTCGAGAGGGCAGCTACTGTAAAGGCTCTAAAGCGCAGCTTCGGCTCAAGGTCTCTCCATTCTTCCTTCGTGACAGAAACCCTGCTTTTCATAAAGGCAATAGCTTCCTCAAAGGAGAGCGCTTTAGGGGTATCGGCAAGATCAAGGCTGGAAGCCGGCGCAGCGTGATCCATACCCAATATCCAGGAGAGCGCAAATAGTTTTTCGGATGTTTCGATAAGGATAGGGCTAGGATCTAGTGGAGAGATGGCACGCGCTTTTTCATCCAAGGGGCCGCCAGCATTATCGACCGCCGCCATCCAGGAAAGCACCTGCATGCGTAAAAGCTCAATGATACTCGCTTGTGAAGCAGCGGTAATTTCGTCGAGCTCTTGCGCCTTGTCTAATTCTTCCTCATAGATTCTTTCTCGACGATTCTTAACCGTGGGCGCTTTTTTTTTACGTCGTCGGCAAACGCAGCCACCTGAGCAACGGATGCTTGCTGTATAAAGGTATCTTCATCCTTCTCAGGCCTCGGCAAGCCGTAACGGTCGTACAGGGCGGAAAGGGAAACCGGAACGCCAAGACTGATCGCATCTTTCACTACTTCCCAGGAGGCGTAGTCGGAAAGGTCGAACTGCACACGTGGCGCTTCCTCGTCTGGCCCAAAGTTCAGTTCAACAATCCAATCAATAATCTGCTGCAGCACTGGGGTGATATCCCTGCAGGTCTGCTTTGTGGCAGCAAGGAATGTATCGGCATGCACCTCGGCCTGGGCGCGGGTGCCGTTCTCGGCTTCCTGCACTGCTAGGCTCTGATACACGATCGCGTAGGCGATCTGTGTGTCACACCAGTCCATAAGGGCCTTGAACTCTGAGAGCTTGCCGTCGACGGAGAGTACCTTCACATCCTTTATATTCGCCAAGGCTGCGCCTGAGCCTGAAGACACTTCGCCTAAGGCTTTTGCAAGCTCGGTAGCTCGCTGCCTAGCCTTGTCCTCCCCTTCCTGGGTTTCGAAGAGCGCTAGGATAGACGGAACTGAAAACTTCTCCGTCGCCATGAGCCAGAATTCAAGGCCCGCTTTCTTGAACTTCCAAGGCCAGTAACACGCTTTCAGGATTGAAGTACCATAGGGATTCTCAGCGTCCTTGTCATGCCGCCATACCAACCACTTATAAGACTGGGAGTAGAGGTCAAGTAATGTCCCGTCGCGGGTGCGGTGTTTTAGACGTCCCTCTTGATCAAAACAAAAGCGTTCAGGCTTCCTTGCCACCACATCGTCGGGGCGCCACCAACCGGCGTCGTTCTTCCATACAAGCTCTACCGCGGCGTAGCCATAGTCCAGGGCAGCAAGTAGGCGTTTAACCACGTTCTCTAGTGGAAAGTTATCCAGGCAAAGCTTGACCTCCTTGACGACCGTGGCTTTAGCCCGGGAAGTGTCCAGCCTGATTGGATAATTCTGCACTGCCGATTTTGCGACCTTTAAAAGACTCTTTATACGGCCATCAATCTTCATTTCACGGTAGATCGAAAGCGCCTCTCCTGTGTCTCGTAAGACCTCGTCGGGGTTGGGTAGGTAGTTCATGAACGACGAAAGGGTGTCGTCCATCTTAATGATACGCGCGGTAAGGGTTGCTTGATTAGGAGTAGGTTTTATCATCGCTTAAATCCTCGCAAGATGGTCCTGGCGGCAGAATAGATGCCACTATGGCCGAATGGAATAATAGCTGGAGCCCCAGGGCCTCGAGCTGCAACATCCACCGCGTACCAAAGAGCGTCGCATTGGTCATCGAACTTCGCTTTCGGGAAATTCGTCAGTTGCTCGATAAGATCAGCGTCACCTTTTTCTCGGATCCGCAGGGTGCCGTTCTCGATGAGCGGCGATAAGGAGCGTAGCTTTGCCGCTTTGGCATTCGCCGTCGTACTTGCCTTTATTTTCTTGATAGGTAGATAGACACCTTCGGCAGCCGAGAGATCCACTACATAATTGGCGTAGATACCTGTGAAGTTTACCTCCTCCCAGCCAATAAGCTCGTAATGGAATACCCGGTGTTTTTCGATAAGCTGGCGCACCGTCTCTGTCTCCGAGCAAGGACGCCCCCATGAGTCAAGGACCCAAAGCTTGCCTTGGGGATCCACACCGATCGACACAATTGCGGTTTGGTCGTGCTTACCCGTGGCGGGGTCAACTCCCGCAAAGGTGCGCATAGAACCTAAAGGATACTCAAGTTGCATGTACTCATGCAACTTAATCCAGTCGGGCTTTATGATCCTATCGGCATCGGAGAGAGGCTCGTTTTCGTACTCCGTGGAAAAGACGTCGGCGCCCAGCTGGTCCCGCTTCTCAAGGAGTACCTTGGCAGGCCAATTCTCGGGCCAGAGCGGCGTCACCCCGTCGGGCATCCAGCAGGATAGACGCACCGCGATCCAGCGCTTGAGGGTTCCGGCCTCCACTTCGGCCATAAGGCGACTAATAGGATCATCGGCGTGGAAGATTGTGTTGACCCAGATAATAAAAGCGTCCTTGCCCAGATTAAATACGACGCGCTTAAGCCATTTATGGATCTTCGCCCTTATCGTCGGCGACTCGACATCGGCATCCTTTAAAATATCATCAAGTAAGATGAGGTCGGGGCGGTACTGGCGATACCTCGTACCGCGCATAGAAGCCCCGGCACCCTTAGCCTGAAGGCAAGCTCCAAGTTTCAATTCAAGGCGATCATCTCTCCAAAGGTCACCCTTCTGGTCCCCGAAGTCCTCTAGAATCGCTTCGTTCTCCTCAAGCTCGCGCTTAATATTGGAGAGATTCTCCTTCGCAGAGGCTGCTGATGCACCAATAAGAAGGACATATCGCGACTTACCCGACAACACGCGCCATAGGGCATAGGCAAAGCTCCAACGCACAGTCTTGCCGTGCTCACGGGGTTCGATAAACATAGCTCCAGCAAGGTGAGGTGTTGGCTTCAGATAGGAATGATACTTCGAGGCAACAAAGATTTTGAGCTTCTCCGCAACCTCAGGTGACAGCGACTGTGTGTCGGCCACATCGTAGAGGACGCGCTGATACTCAGCCGGATCGGTGTNNGAAGACGCTTCGCCTTCTCCTTTCCGGCGGCCTCGGTTGTGCCCACCAGCTCGACAAGAACGGATGGCTGCTTCACATTACCTCCGGCGCGAGAGCGGCGACGCGCTCAGCAAGGCGTTCGGCCAGGTCAGGATCGGAGGCAAGATCGCTTTTCAATGCCTCGATAACTGCGGCCTTCGCGGCCTCGAAACCCGAGCGATATTTCATNGTCTGCCCGCTGCAAGGATGGCATCGGCGGGGTCGTTAAAATCGAGAGAGTCGATAGCCTGTGCTTCACGAAAGAGTAGACCTGAGAATCTGGATACCATCGCCTCGGCGAGATCTGTATTTGGATTATCCTTCACTGCGTCCATCATAACGCGCGCCTCTTCTATGGATTTTCTCA